AATTTTCAGGTGGTCAATATGCAAGAGCTATTTCTGATAGATCAGGATTAGAATTTCCATATCAAGAAATGGTTTTTGAATGGAATGGATCATTTGTTCATAATTCAGAGTTTGAGCCAAAACAACCACAATTAGATTTGACTTACTTTACTGATGCTCAATCATTACAAGATGCTAGACCACAAGCAAATTTATCTTCGACTGGAGGAGTACCAGATCAGATAGATATTATATTTCCACCAACAGGATCTATACCAGCAATTGGTATAGCACAAGCAAGCACAAATTTGTTATCAACTGATTTAGGAAGTGTTACAGTAGTAACATCATGAAAATAGAAAAAAAATATGGTGTTATGATCGCAACACCTTGTTATGGCGGTCAATTAACAGAAGCTTATTTACACGGTATTTTACAAACAACAGTAAAAGCACAAAATAAAGGTATACAAATTCATTTAAATACTATGGGTAATGAAAGTTTAATAACAAGAGCAAGAAATACTTTAGTTACTCAATTTTTAGATTTTGATCAAAAAGAACCAGAAAGATTTACTCATCTATTATTTATTGATAGTGATATAGGATTTGGTGCAGAAAATGTTATAAGACTAATAGAATCTGATTATGATGTATGTGCTGGTATATATCCTAGAAAATCTATAGACTGGAAATCTGTTCCTAAATTTGTAAAAGAAACTGGCGAAGAAGGTTTAGAACAAAAAGCTTTAGGTTATAATCTTAATTTTGCAAAACCTTTAAATATAAAAGTTAAAAAGGGATTTACAGAAGTATTAGATGCTGCTACAGGATTTATGTGTATTAAAAAAGAAGTTTTTTATAAAATGAAAGAAGCTTATCCTAATTTAAAATATACTAGCGATCAAATAATTAATAATGAAAGGTTTTCTAGTAATAACTGTTTTGCATTTTTTGACTGTATTATTGATGAAAAAAGTAATAGATATTTATCAGAAGATTATGCATTTTGTAGATTATGGCAAAAAATAGGTGGTAAAATCTACGCTGATGTAATTAGTCCATTAACTCATTATGGAACATATCCATTTAGAGGTAATGTATGGACTAAGTTTAATGTAGAAGGAGTAAATAAAAATGCCAATGACATACACCAGTCTAAAGACTGATATTCAAACTTGGGCTGAAAATACAGGAACTGATTTTACTAATCAATTAGATACATTTATTGATAATACACAAAGTAAATTATCTAGAGAAATAGATCCTACTGGATTTAATCAAAATGTACAATCAAATACAAGTGTAGGAGATAGATTTATTACATTACCATCTGCAATTGAACCTATGTTATTAAATTATGTTAATATAATAGTAAATAATGAAAGACAATTTCTAGAAATAAAACCATTAGAATATGTACAAGAATATTGGCCTAATACTTCTATAACATCTACACCTAGATATTTTTCTAATTTTGATGATAATACACTTTATATTGCACCAACACCAGATGCTGAATATACTATTGAATTAGGTTATCAAGGTAGAATTAATCCATTATCTAATACAAATACTACAAATTGGTATACTGATAACTGTCCTGATGCTTTATTATATGGTTGTTTATCTGAAGCAAATCTCTTTACAAAAAACATAGAAGACTATAATATATATAAACAAAAGTATGTCGAAAGTGTGGCTGCTATCAACAATGAAGCTCGTAGAAACAGAAGAACTGACTATAAGTTTCCAGGTAGTCCACTAGGCGAAAATACATTAACTGGAGGACAATAAATATGGCAATATCTCAAGCGATTACAGTGTCGTTTAAGCAAGACTTAATGTCGCCTGGCGGAAACTTAGAAGCTCTGACATTGAAGTGTGCACTTTACGACAACACTGCAACTCTAAATCAAAACACTACTGCTTATACTACAGCAAATGAAATATCAAGCAGTGGAACAAATTACACTACTGGTGGTGCTACATTAACTAATGTTGCAATTTCAACAGATGGAACAACAGCAATTTTTGATGCTGATAATGTTTCATTTGCTAATGCAACTATATCTGCACAAGCAGCATTAATCTATAATGCAAACAATAGTAATTCATCTATTGCAGTATTAGATTTTGGTGGTGTAAAAACATCTACTAATGGTACATTTGAGTTACAGTTTCCTAACGCTGACGCTACTAACGGTTTGATAAGAATAGCATAAGGAGGTAATTCCTTATGACTACTGCTAATGTAGGTTGGGGTAGATTAACCTGGGGATCAGGTGCTTGGGATACATCACCTGATGCAGCTGCCGCTATAACAGGTATTTCTGCAAATACTTCAATTAATAACGCATCTGTTTTAGCTTCTTCTCTTACAAATATTACAGGTACATCTGTTACATCTGTTTTAGGAACAGTTACTGCTGGAGCATCTGTCTTTCAAATAGTAGGTTCAGTTCAAGCTAATACTTCTACAGGAACTGTATCTACAGGTGAAGGAAAACAAATTGCAATTACAACAGCAGGTCAATTAATTTTAGATTTAAATGCTGGATCTGGTTGGGGTCGAGATGAATGGGGAGATGGTCCTTGGGGTGAAGATTTAACAAGTATAGTTGCTGGTAGTGGAACAGTATTTATAGAAGATGGACAACAATTAACTTCTAGTTTAAATAATGTTACAGTCACTGGAAATTCTTCGATTTCAATTAGTGGAGATAGTTTAACAATAAATCAAGGTAATGTTACTTTAAATACAAATAATATTATCCCTATTACTGGTGAGCCTTTAGTTTCTGCAACTGTAGATAGTTTTGCTGTAGCAGCTGGAGGATCAATTACTATAAATACTCCTACTTTTGAAGCAAATGTAGAAGTAAGTAATGTTAATACTGGAAGTGCTTCATTTACAAGTATTACTGGTCAACAATTAAATATTAGTTTAGGAACTGTAAATACAACTTCCGAAAACTTTATAAGTGTAACTGGACAACAATTAACTACTACCGCTAATACTATTTCAATAAGTGCAGAACAAATATTAACAATAACTGGAAATGGAGTAACTATTAGCTCTGCAACAATAATACCAAATTCACAAAACTTCTTATCTATAGAAGGAAATCAAGCAAATGCTAATGTTACAACTCTTAAATTTTGGGATCCAATTACTGGAAATATTACTGAAACATGGACAAATATTCACTAGACAAATGACAACAAATATATATTATTTACATATTAATAAATTTATAATATAAAAAAATTATGGCTTCAAGTT